ACAACAAGTGGTTTAGCAGTTTCTGCTATTTGTTGTAGTGCTGCGATACGGTTGTTTTTAAGGTCGACTGTTAGGTCTCCGTCAGTAATAACAAAACCAGTTAGTATTTGATGTAGCTTTATAATCTTTGTGAGTGCAAGTGTAGTTGTAACCATATCACCTTCTAATAATGCAATACAATCGTCTTTAATATTTTTATAAACACGTTCTTGTTCTGGCGTGAGCTCTACATATAGTGGAGTAAATGTTTTTTCTGGTAAGTCTAGACAGTCTTTCTTTTCTAAACGCAGACTAAATGGTTCTATGTTTTTAGTTAGCTTGTCTAAGTTTTGGTAACCTACAATTTTATTAAAGGATCTGTTGCCCATAGTCATTGTACGTTCAACAGCATATGCGTGTTTAAAAGTTGTCATTGTTTTTTCTGGTATGCTGTCAGCATCTAGAAACTTACATTGACTATATAGGTCTAAAGGACCTTGTGTTATAGGTGTACCGTTTAAAATCCATTTGCGTTCAGCTTGTTTAGCTAATTTCATCACAGCTTTTGTTTGTTGTGCTTTTGGATTCTTGATACAGGTAGACTCATCTACAATAAAGTGGCGTTCTGTATCTCCAGCTCCTACAAGGAATGCAAGTGCAAAGTCAAAGCCAGACTTAGTACGTAATGCTTCTATGTTGATAAGAAAGAACTTGTTGTATGATTCTAAATTGTAAAATGCATTTAGTTCTTGCTTACGTTTTTTACTGTTAGGAGGTCCATTCCAACAATAGACATCTGATTTTTCTACATGTTTAGGTATTTCATTACGTGCCCAGTTATGGTGTAAACCATTTGGTGCTACAATTAATACAGATACTGGTGCCTTAGAGTTTTGTATGACATCTAAGATTATTTTAGATTTACCAGTACCCATCTCACAGAAGAGAGCTCCATACTTTTCATTAATAAATCTATCTACTGCTTGTTCTTGGTGTTTTAGAGGTTTGGTTTTATATATCATAAATTATAAAATTTGGAAGTGTATGGGTACAAGAGGAACAAGTTTTGTTTAGCTCTTGTAGCAGCTACATAAAATACACGGTGTTCGTTGTCTGGGTCTTTTTTGTATGCTGCGGCTGTAAGTGTTGTTAAGTCTGGTAGGACTACTACGTTGTCTGCTTCTCTACCTTTAGATGCGTGAATAGTAGTAACTTCTATATTAGTGCATTTGTCAAGTCGGTCCTCGGCTTCTGCTTTTAACAAGACTTCTTTTGTTACATCGTTTAATTTAAATACTTTGTTCCATTTAGCTATTGACTTAAGACCAAAGTTATTTACTAAGTCTACTTTGTCATATAGTTCGTGATCAGGCATAGAATCTAATAAACTTTTAGCACCTCTAGCAATAACTGCTCCAGAAGGTAAGTAGTTATTATAGAGTACTTTTAGTTGTTGTGCTTTGAACTTATAACCTAGTCTAAGCTTTTCCCATAACAATATATAATTGATTTGATCTTCATTAAATAATGAACTCTCTCCAGATGAGATAAATAAAATACGTCTTTTTATTAAGAAATCTTCATAGATTCGTAGAAGTGCCCTATTTCTTGCTAGAAACAACCATGACTCATCATTTAAATCTAATTCATTTAACGACCTAATTCTATGCACACCACCGCCATCTTTATGACTCTTTACTGTATATTCTTGCTTGTTTTCTATGCGACTTGTTATTGTCTCGGCATATTCTAATACCTTAGAAGGTAGTCTATAGGTTTCATCTAATACGATTCGGTTTCCTTCTTTTTCTATTAACGACTTAGGGTCACCACCAGAAAACTTGTAAATACTTTGTTTGTCGTCGCCTGCTATATATGTGTGCTTAGTCTTTGTAGATAGCTTGTTAATAACTTGCCATTGCAGCGGACTTAAGTCTTGGCTCTCATCAACAAAAAGATAATCGTTTTTGGGAGTGTGTTCACTGTTATTGAAAACTTCCAACTGATCTGTAAAGTCATATTTATTTTTCTCATACTTATATTTATAATAAAACTCATTAAAATCAACAAATTCTTTTGTAGAAATTGATGAATCTATCTGTTGGGCTAACACTTCTTCTTCGGAACATAACATGTTACGCATAAGACCATTGTAGTATAAAAGTTTATCTCCTTTTAGATTAGAAAAGAAACTGGTGTCTTTTTGCCAAGATGTTGCTGTAGCTAAACTACCTGTTATGGTAAGACCTATAAGTTCTCCCATAATTTTGTAGTCTTCTCTGTTCAACATTTGTTTACGAGGAATACGTCTGTAGCAATAAGCATGCAGTGTGCTGAAACCTTCTAAGTCTTTTTCATTGCAATCAAACTTAGCAACAACACGATCAATAGCTTCTTGTGCACCTGACTTAGTAAAGGTTGTAAAACATACTTTACTAGGATCTGTATGCTCTAAGCATTCTTCTAGTTTGTTAATAAGTGTAGTAGTCTTACCAGTGCCAGCACTTGCTACATAGATTGTTGTTTTTCCATCAGACATTTTACTTTGTTCCAGTATGGTATTGTTGATTGTTTTTTGTACCCATTAGGTCCACCGTTGTGTATACGAGCTATATCTTCTAGAGTAACTGGTCTTCCCAGTCTTTCTTCTGTAGCATAGCGATTCATGTAAGCACGAAATATTTTTATAGATGTTAGTTCATCAAAAGCATCTGCATGTTTCCAATTTTCATTAGAATAGTTGGCTGCGTCTCTTACGTATCCTGGATGCATTTGCAACATACCAAGTGCTTCAAAGTTATCTCCTACAGCTCTAGGATCTTGACCAGATTCAATCATTGCCAATAACATTATAAAACTAATAGGAATCTTCATTGCTTAAATCTGGCATTGGTAGTGAAGTGTCAAGGTGTAGATATCTATTATGTACACGCCAACACCTTATTTGTGTTCTTTTAACTGCAACACGAGTAGTATCACCTTTAAGTGTTCTTTTGAGTGTGGACAACAATTTGTTATCTGGCAACTCTGAAAACCGTTGTTGGTTTAAGTACTCTTTTAAATCAATCATTCTAAAAAGATACCACCCATCCGCTTGCTTGACTGGTCCGTTTCGTATATGATCTATTTCATCGCTTGCACTTGAGCAAAACATAGACAGATACTCTACGAACTGTCCTACAGGTGTCATTTCGAACGGTACATCAATTTGTGTACAGTTCTTTAGCAACAAATTCTGTTGTTTAATCCAATCTTCTTGTTTGATTGGTGGGTATTTAAACAATAACCGTTCCATTACTTTTTGGTTAAATTGATTAAATATGTCAAATTCTGCTGTGGTTAATTGTATTTCTTCATCATCTAGTGTTAAGAACCACAATGGTGGGTCACTTTTTAATTGTGTAAGTGATCTGTTGTTGGGTAAGAACTCTTCTGTTCCGATGCCGTGTCTTCGTTGTCCGCACAGTTTAGCATCACAATAACGACATAGTGGTTCTTGTGCACATTGATACTTATAGTCTTTTCGTTCGTATGAGCTTACAATTGCATCTACTTCTTTGTCAGGTAATGGGTCAGAAAACTTTTTATTAAATTTATGTACTTGTGTTTTCCACTCAGTAGGTTCTGCTTTCTTTAAGTACACAGCTACATTAGACAGTGTAATGTTACGATTCTCAGATTCTTTAGTTCTGTGTTGGAATATGTAGTTGAGACATGGGGGTCCTTCAGGTAGCAGTTCTTCAGCTAACGCAGGAACAGAAAGTAGATCAAACTGTTCCTTTGTTAGTTTTTTATTTTTTATGTACTGAATAAATTCTTCTGCGTTTAGACTTTTTTTGTTGCCGTCCATCGCATATTGTAGTGTGGGTGTACCAGAGTATGGCATGTTTAACCAGTTACCATATTTACTGTCGTCTTTACGGTTACCGATTTTAGGTTGCTTTGGATATATTTCACACACGCCTTGACCAAAGAAAGCTGAAAAAGATTTTAGTTTGTCAATCATACTTTTTGCAGATATAGCTTCTGCTACAAACAAGTAAATATGAGCACCACCAGATTTAGACCTACACACTGTGAACGGTAGGTCATGTTCGTATATGGCTGTGTGTATTTGTTCTATTGTGTTTTTATTTTGGTATACATCTACATCAAGACAACCCCAGCCTACTTTGTTATTGTCAAGTATTGGAGTGGTGCCAATAAGTTTCTTACCAGACAGGTGTTGTTCCCATATTTCTACAGTTGGTTCTGATTTTACAAGAAATGATTTTGAATCTTGTTTGCCATCTCTGTCTCGTACTTTGCCTGTTAACATAGTCTGCCCATGTACATTGGGGTTGCAGACAAACAGGTCTTTAAATTTTATTGCTAATTCAGTAATTGGTATCATAAAAAGAAAAAAAACCCTAGGGGCATAAGCCCCCAGGGAAACATATATATATTATTTTACTTTAGAATGGAGCCACATCTGTGCTCGTATTAAGTAGTTTAGGCTCTTCAGCAGTTTGCAGGAGAGGAGTATCCCCAGCTTTAGCGTAACCAGCAGCAGCGAACGTAAGAGCTTCTTCGTCAGCTTCAAAGTCAAGAACAGTATTTTTACTAAACTCGAAGTTGTAGTAGTCATCGCCATTCTTGCTTGTTTCCAGAACTGTCGAGAGTTCCCATTTTTGTGCGTACAACGGTGGTACGACTGTGGAGTGTTCGCCATCATATTTGAATCTATTGATATCTGAGGTTAATTTACGAGATACACGAAGTTGTGAAGAAGTAAACGGAATGATTGCTTCTTCCCATACACCGTCAATCTGAGCCAGTACAAACCAGTATGTGGTAAAGCGTAACTCGTTGTCACCGAGCCATTCGTCATACTGACGCTCTCTACCTTTCTCATACTTAGAGTTTGTTACAATGTTTAAAGGATGTGTAGCTACATAGCCACCGCCCTTGTTGCGTGGAATCCACTCAGTGTATACTGATTTTGTATATACAGGTATAATACTTAGTGGTTTTGTTAGGACTGATTTACTCTTGGCAAAGAATAAATCGCCAGCTTCTGACCCCTCTACATATTCGTCTTTTTGTTTCTTCAATTGAGGAGACAGATCCTGAAGGATCCTAATGAATGGCATAGCAGAACCTGAGTCTAGGTTCTCTGTGCCTTGTCCTGATACTTTAGTTATATCAAACGCCATAATTCTTATTTCTTGTTTCTTAGTTTATCTTTGCTCGTTTGCCTTGGTAGATACCAAATGCTTTTTTGGGCAAAGTCTCTGCCAGCTCTGGATTGTCCAGTGCGTCACGACAGAAAGCCTTGAGCGTCATGTTGTGGATGCCGACTTTGACAGCGGCGTCTACTTCATATTGCTGTTTTAAAGTTTCTATGATGTCTTGTGCAATAGCGTCATCGCCACGACCAAGACTAACACTAATCTCATTTTTGATAATGGATTCGTTGTTAGTGTCTCGTAGCCAGTTAAACGCTACAGCAGGATCTGTAATACGAGCATCAACAAAGTCTTTGATCTCAATCTTTCTACCATTGGTTAGCTTAAGTGTATCAACACCTGCTTGTTCCATAAGAGTTGGTAGACTGTCTTCAGCAATTGTTTTGCGTGCTTGTTTAAGTACTGAAAGCTCAACCTCTGTTTCAGAGATTTTAGCTTCAAGAGCATCTAGTTCGTCAGCTAATTGTATTAAGTCTGACATGTTAATGTCTCTAGGTTTAGTGTACTCAGGTTCAGATGTTAGTTCAAAATCTGAGTCAACTAATATTAAGTCTTCTTCTTTATTTTCTTCAGTCATTGGTTTTATAGGTTGTGCAAAGATCAGCACAGTGTGCGTATCCTGCTATGTCAATCCAGTTATCTCTTTTGTTTTTAAATGCAGTTCGTGATAACTTGAGGGCGATCATCATTGCACCGACCTCACTGGAAGTCAAGTCTGTATTTAGTTTATTTTCAAGAAGTGTCGACCATATGGTCGCAATTCGTTTAAAGTCATCTTGTGGATGACCATAGTCTGACTGTCTGTCGCCATCTACAAGGCGTGCAGCTTCTATTAGTATTGAATCACTCATAAGTTTGGTTCTATTGTTATAGTTCTTTTGTCTAAGTCAATTTCGACATTTGAAAAGTCTTGACTGCTAACAGCATGTGCTACTTGAGCATCTGTGGTTGCAGTTACTTGGTATGTTTCTGTTACTGTGAATGTTGTTTCCATATTAACACCAGGTTGGTCCTAAGTCTATGTCCGCTATTACTGGGACTTTGAGAGGTATTGCTTGTTCCATAATTTCTTTTAGTTGATTTGATTCTTGTTCATTACTAACCATAGCATTTATCTCATCATGTACTGGTAGTCGTAAGTCAAAGCCAGCTTTGTAAGCATGGACCATTGCAACTTTGGCTTGGTCAGCAGCACTACCTTGTATAAGTCTATTGAGTGCTTTGGATGTGAAGGCACGGAATATTTCTTTGTCTTCCCATTTAGTTTTAGCATGACCATATGTTTTTACTGGTTTGTCTTCAAAGCTTGGTGTCCAAAAGTCAAAGCGTGCACGACGACCAAGTATAGTTTTGATGTAGCCACGTTTACTTGCCATGTTCATTACATTGTCAAAGAGTATTTTTAGGAACGGAGCTTCTTTATTAAATTTTCGCATTGTTGACGTGCAAAGTTCATCTGAGATCCCAAGTGTCCTTGCCATTTTCTGCTTACCCATCCCATATGAAATCCCAAGGCAAAGCATTTTGCAGGTGTCGTAAGGTAAGCCAGTCGTTTTCTCAAAGAATGTATATAGTTTTTCACCGTTGTTGAATGCTGCTAGTGCTTGTTCTGCTCCTGGTAGTGGTCTTCCAAATTGTCCAAGTAATGCGTAATGCACTTGCAGTCTTGGTTCTTGACTGCTGTAATCAGCCTTGCACCAAAGCCTACCAGGCTCTGCAATATAAAGCGATCGTATTCGTTTTCCAATTTCCGAACGCTTTGGCACTTGTTGCATGTTAGGATTTGATGAAGACAATCGTCCAGATCTTGTACCGCCTTCATCAGAGGCTGTTTGTCGGAAGTCTGCGTGGATTCTGCCATTATGATTTTGATTAAGGATTATGTCTTCGACGAACACTTTGCGAAGACGATTGATTGACCTGACCTCTTGTATTTTTTTTATTTGAGGGTGTTCACAGGCATTAAGAAAATCTTTTGCTACTGAGTAATTACCTTTGTCTGTTCTTGGGACTTGTAGTCCTAAACTTTCGCAGTACTTACCAAGCTGTTGTGGTGACCATATATCTAAGTGTTTAAACTCATTCAATAACGCACTCTCTCTGACTTTAAGATCTTTGTTGAATTGTTCTGCTGCGTCTAGGTCAACAGGTACTCCCATACGTGACATGTATACAAGTACAGGTATGAGTTCACATTCTAGGTCCCAGACGTCCCAAAGTCCTTCTTCTTTAAGAACTGGTATTTGGTGTTGGTAGACATCATATGTAAGTCTAGCATCTGCTTCAGCGTACTTGCCGACATGTCTAGCAGGTAGCTTCCACATTTCTGACTTAGCTGATACTTCGTATTCTTTTGCTGCTTGTTGCAGTCCATCTTCTTTCTTTCCTTTCTTTAAGTATTTCTTTGCAATTGAGTCTAACGAATAAGAAAACTTTTCTTCGTCAATAAGTGCTTCTGCTACTTGTACATCCCTGACTGGGCAAGAGACCTTTATGCCTAAAGTCTCTAGCCAGCCAAGGTCATAAGTGGCGTTAGCCATTATGATTTCATCTGCACACTTTATTACACTCTTTACATATGAAAGCACTATATCTTTATCTAGGTTGTCCCCACCGAAGTGGTTGAACGGTAGATAGACGTGTTGGTGTTTATCTGCCAACGCAACACCAACCACAAAACCATCGTTTCTTTTGTAACCAGGACCTGACTTTTTAATGTTAGGGTCACTAGTTTCTAAGTCAATTGAAATGACGGTACCTAGTTCAGGAAGTATTGCTGGCGGAACCCAATTAGTCTTTGGTTCAAACAGAGGTATCTGCATCGTTTAGTTCTTCGTTCTTTCTTATTACTTTGTTCATCTTGAGCCAAGGTTTCTTTGCACATTCTGCATCTATTTCTTCTTGAGTCTTTTTTCGTATGAGTCCTTTGTCTATTGCATTTTGAGCAATGATTTTATACTCATAATATGGATCTTGTTTGTAGAGTTCAGGAGCTTTTGCGTCCATCATCTTAAAGATTCTTTTTATCGATTCACTGTTTGTTTCGTACATAATATAAATTGGCTGGGTTGCCCCAGGTTATCTGGATAGATGATGAGAACGTAACTGCATCAGTTGTTGTGCATCGATGTCCAGACCACACAATTTGTTCACTGCAGTGTGGCGTCGCAGAGTTTCTAAGGCTCCCTTTGTGGCTAAGCCAGCTTGGGAACGAGTTGGAAATAGTTAATAAATTCTTTAAAACCCTCATTATCAAGAACGAACTCTCTTTTGTCATGATTGTATATACTGTACCTTTGAACAACAAGTCGTTTAGTTTTGGGATATGCAGACAATGTTACCACTACTGCGTTAGTTGGGATAGCGTTAGCTTTTATTTGCCACGCTTTTTGCTCTGGTCTGAGCCTAGTAGTTTCGAACTTACTTTCAATAAGCCAAGTCTTATCCTGCGTGAGAATGAGCAAATCAGGGACTCCATTCCCTGTACTAGTTTCGATGCGTTGCACCGTAATGTGTTTATTAAATGTTTCATAAAATTGTTTTGTTAGCCATTTGTTAAATTGTGATTCGTTCTTCATTTTGATATTCCTCAAGCTTGATAACAAGCTGTTGCTTGTCAATACCAAACTGTCCTGAATATTTGTCAAGAAGTTTATCAACCAATTTGTAGAATGGACATGTGATTTGTTTGATGTACGCTGAGTACATGTGGTGAGCAATGCGAGTGTCTTCGATCTGTCCTGTTCTGATGGTTGAGATTTCTGCATCATCGCCACCAGTTTGTGTAACATAATCAAGAAGCTTTTCTTCAAACTCATAATCGTATAAAGAATTGAACACCATCTCATCAACGACATCCAACTCACTTATGACCTCGCTTTCTGTAGAGTTTTTTTTTGATGTTGATTTGTTGTATGGGTGATCATCCCACCAAGAGTTTGTGTCAAAGTAGCCAATACTTCTAGCTTTTGATTTAGTAGTGTATGCTGGAAACTTTGGTTTAGATACATTGTCCATATAACTAGTGAAGTCAAACTTAGTAAGATCAGGTATCTTGTACAGTTGTTGATTCATGTAGTCCTGTTCTACTGCAAGCATGTCGTCAGTCAGTTCTATATTCTTTTTGAATGGAGACATTGCACCGTCAATGACCATAGATAAGTCATCAAGCTCGTGACACTCGTTGTCAAGACACCAACGGAAGTGGATATCAATGTCAGTAGGTTTGTTAAGATTACCAATAGTAAAGTGAAAGCCTTCTCGGTTTGTCTCGTCGGCTTCGTCTGTACCAGATTGGAATGCAGATGTACTACAGTGGTGGTGTACAGTACCAAACATAATGTCTGGATGTTGTGCACGCTGTACTTGGAAGTTGATGTGCTCTGGGTCAGATTTAACAGTCATACCACTGGTAATCTGGGGTGGTACCCAGAAAGACCAAGGTTGCTTTTTGTTCTCGTCGTAATACAAGAACAACATAGTCTCTGACTTGAGTACATCATAACTGTGTTTCATGAAAGCAAGAATCTCTTGCCACATGGTTAACGGTATCTTCTTACCGTTCCACTCTGGGCTAAGTTCTTCGTATTTAGGTAGCTCGACTTTTTGATACGTAGTAAACAAAGGATGTCGTTTTTCTTCGTACAGGTCGTTTTGTGATAAGACATAATATTTTTTAGACATAGGATGGTACGGTTATGTTAGACAGATCTGCTAGTGTAATAGTTTCTAGCTTACTGAAGGTTGTTTGATACTCGACAGGATACCAGTCGCCACGCTCTTGGTCATCAAGTAAGTATGGTGCCCACAAGTGTAGTAAATAATTACCAAGGGACGCACTAACTTGATTAGCAATGGCAAGTTGTGGTGTACTTTCTAGTGCGTCGCCTTGGCAGCGGATGGGTGATCCTTCATTAGATGTTGCTAATTCTGGATACCTTAGAAATGGATTAATCATTGGATACTGTGCTTCTAAGTGTGGCACATACATGAATGCTTGACTTGTTGAATACTCGTTAGCCATAACAAGACATGGTTTGTCTAGGTCTTTGGCAGTCTCAAGTAACGCTCTGCGTGCAGGATGGTTGTCCACAGCAGCGATGAGTACATCAGCTTGCTGAAACCAGTAATTGTACTCAGTGTCCAGCATATCTTTATCAAAGTATTGTTGTATAACACTGCAGTTGTGTTTGTTGAAAGTATAAGTCTTTGCTAGTGCGACTGCTTTGTTGAGTCCGACATGGTTAGTACGGAACAATTGACGGTCTAGATTCTTTTTCTCTAGTGTGTCTCCGTCAATGAGAACAAGCTCTAAGTCGAAGCTGTTCTTGAGGGCTGGTAGCATGTACGATGTAACACCACCAGCACCTACGATTAGTGCTTTTAGTTTTGGTTTAGCCATTGCGTTTTAGATATTTGTGAAGTTGTTGACCAGTTACTTTAGCTGGTTTGTGTTGTGTTTCTTTGAAGTGTTTAATGTAACGAAGTATTGCACCACGCTTACGACCAACACCAGTGTCGGAATCATAATGACGACCTAGTATTTTAAATAGAATACGCAGTTCGTTTTTTTCAAGACCGTGGTCAATCTCGTGTTCATCAGCCAATCTTTTGTTCTCATTGTCGAGTTCATTAGATAGGTTTTGCATATGATGTGGTGATACCATTTGACCTGGATTGTCATTTGCATATTGAAACGCATAACGCAATGATGTATCAGCACTAGGCTTTTGAATTAGTTTGTTGTAGACTGTAGACATGATGCGAAATCTATAAGGTTAGAGTTAGTAATATCTTGGAAGAAACGACCGTGTGGTTTGTAGTCTTCGTCGAAGTCTGTCATTGCATTTGTTGGTACAGTAGCAAACTCATTGTCTCTTTTGTACCACCAAGCATGAGCGTTGACTAGTTCTGAATAATACAAGTCACGATTACATGGTGATTTAAACATTATATTCATTAGATTGGTTACTGCTGTTTGTAAGTACTGAATAGGCATATTATTTTCTATTAGTCGTTCATCTCTGAAGTCTCCACCACCGCATAGTCTACCGTCGTCATAGATGTTAGG